TCTGCTCACATTCTCGGCAACAGTCACAATGCCATTCGTGGTCACTATACTCTCCGCATATATGACACCAACCTTCTTGTGACTCTTGGTATCTTGCAAGTTCCCAATCCAAGTAATCCATTATACAGGCAGATTAAAAAGGTTCTCAATCAACTCGTACAACGCTATCATAGCAGTAATTCCGATTGCTACCAGAAGGTAAGCAGCACCTCCGTAGATGAGGTTCTCTTTGAGGGTGTAAGTCTTTTTAGACATAATGTAAGGTGTTTTAGTTTATGCTAATATACACATAATTGTTAACACCAAACACTTTGCATTATTTTTTTTCTTTCCATTGAGTATAGCAAACTGCAAGGCGTTGTTCCCTATCTGGGAACTCACCCTTTAGTTCTCCCATACATCTGCTGATGAACTCTTGTTGTGATTCACCTCCTTTAGGATTCGGTAATGGCATATGGCAATGTATTTATAATTAAGTCTTGAACATCTTCAATACGCAGGTAGGTAAACACATCTTGCTTACCATCTCTGCCTATCCATTTGTATAAGCCCTCGTGAGGCTTTACTCTATTCTTTCTTGTGACACTTTCAGGTGCATAATCCTCACACAACTCTATTGCTCTTGATCTTAACGCATCCTTTTCCATCACATAAAACGCCTCTGGAAATTGGAACGCTATAAACTCTGCTTTAGAATCTTTAGCACACCAACCGTTATAGCCCCACACATTTAGAAACTCCAAGAGGATAAACCCTTTCTTGTGCATAGGCTTCAAGCCCTTCACATCTACAAGCCTATCCTCCCAATAGAAATCTATGTGTTTCTTATCATCCTCAAGTTCCGACTTCAACGCTCCTGTAATCTCCTTGAACAATGCCTCACCATCTTTACCAATAGATATGCAATGGTCAGTTCTTTTATCGGATTGGTTCAATCCTTTCTTGAGGTATGTATTTAGGCTATCGGAACTCATTCAGGTCGGTCTGCTTAATTAAGGTGTCGGTATCGTAGAAAGAGAAAGTACCACCACTATACTCAACACGATAGCCACTATAAGAGCCATTGAGGCTAAAGCGGTATTCCTCCCCTCCGTGTCTTGTAGTAATTCCTTTACCTTGTTCATATTCTTTTATTTCGTGTCCTTGAGACCAGAGCCAAGCAAGAAGTAACTTACTGACCTTCGTACTCTCCATATATCTTTTTTAGGTCTGCAATGTGTTGAGACCACTCTCTCGGATTACAAGAGCAAGGGATGTAATACTTGTGTTGGAATACTCGTGCGTGTACTCGGCTTAATGGCTCTTGCCACATCTCTTTCACCTCTCTGCCGTTAAAGTCACTAAAGAACTCCTTGAGGGTATTGTACTCACTCTCCTCAAGACATAGCGGTTGTGTTCTTCTTGGGAACAACTTGTTGAGCTTCTCCTTACGAGCATCACACCCACAATCAATACCTGTGAGTTCAGCAAAGGTGTCTACTATTTTTTTGATTCCCGTAGCCTTTGTGATTTTCTCAATGTCATCTCCTAAACCTTTAGATGCGCTCGGCTTCGCCGTTTTGGAAGTCTTCGTAGTCTTCCCCGATTTCTTCTCGGACATATTCTTTGGATTTTTTTAGTGTATCAAATATGGAGAACAGACTGATGCCTGTCTCTTTTTCTATATCCCTCATTGACATATCGGTGGTGTGGTATATCTCAAACATCTTTTGGTCATACCAATGTTGGTCTTCCATCACCTGCCATACCTTGTCAATAAGGCGTTCAAACCCTTCGGCTTGTTCTATATCAAATAATTCTTCTTCTTGGTCGTACTCTACCATATCCCCCGTGAAGACAAGGAACTCTTTCTTCTTTTGGGCTTGGCGTACCATATTGCGAATAGTGACCCATACAAACAACTTGTTGGGTTCACCCTTGTACATTATGCGCTCTGGGTCTTCTATGTACCTGTTCAAGCGGATGTACATCTCTTGCACAACATCTTCAGCGTAGTCTCCTGCGCCAAAACTGTGTGCCATCTTCAGCCACTCCTTATGCTTGGTTGCTAAAAGGTCAAGTACGGTCATTGCCTTCAGTTGCCCAAGTCAATACAAAAGCAAAAACCCCAAAGCACAACTGCAAGGAGTGGTACTTGGGGTCTTCATAATCATCATTCATCTCGGAGTTCCAATAGTTAATACCTACCAGAAATCCTGCAAGGGGTGCTATGTCAAGTGCAAAGTTCATTTTGATGTAAGCGGTTTATTTCCTGTTCTTTAAGATACAACTTTTCACGAGTTTCTAACAACTCCTCCCTCAAGTTATTAACACGAACTATCAACATAGCATTTTCTCTTGCAAGGCTCTGCTCAAAAGTCTCATCCCCTCCCTGTAATCTCTTAACGATGTCACAGGCATCTTGGTAGAATCTTGGGTAGGCTCTATCGTATCGTAAGTTCGTGTCGTGCCACTTCGTTGCGTGGATAACCGTAGCGTGGTTCTTCTTGGTTACTCGTGCGATCTCTAATGTAGAGAACAAATCTCGTGCCGCAACCATAAACGCAAACCTTGCCATCACATTCTTATGTTGCCTTGATGGAGTGATGTGGTTGATTCTAATGTATTCGTTGTACTCTTCTTGTAATAGTAATTCGGTTGGTCTCATTTTAGATTTTCGTTAAGGTTATCTAATCTACTTTCGTATTGCTTAATTAGTTCAGCTTGTTTTCTAATGGTTAGTTTAAGGTCGCTATTCTTTGCTTCCGCATCCCATACCATATGTTGTACATCCTCTACCATTTCTATAGCAGTAGACATAGCCGTATAGATACTTAATAGGTCTATGAAGATGTCCATCTCGTATCCGTTGTTCGTGTCTTGTGGCTTTAGGGCGTGGGCGATATTCATCAAGTCACTATTCTTCTGGCGTAACCATAGAAGAGCAATGCTCTTACTTCCTCCCCTCCAATTGTAATTCTCTTCCATCTTAAAAAGGTAAGTTACTTTGTTTCTTCTCCTTCATACAAATTAGATTTTCTCCGTGAATCTCAAAACCTACATTATCAGGCAAACTACGAAATCTTATTGGTTCATCCATAGGAGTAGGTCTACCACCTGTCTCTACCTCCTTTACCTTTCTTATGTGTACTTGGTTGTACATCCATTCAGTAGGGTGTTGAATATAACGATGGATGACTACAAAGTCATCAGCTCGGTTCACAAACTTACCTCCTCCTTCAATATCAGCAGAACTTGGTGGTATAGGGTGACCTGCATACTCGTGTCCTGCTGCGTGTTTCATACGCAAAGCAGAGGTTACTGCGTGAGTGTTTAACCAGATGCTCACATCGTGTTGCTTTGCCCATTGTCTAAAATGGGTAGCCACCTCATAGTCGTACTCGTGACCTCCAAGAGTTGAGAACATATCCTTGTCCTTTACTAATGAGTTGTATGGATCAATCAAGAAACCATCAAAACCCTCTTGGTGATAGATGTCAGTAGCCTCCTCAATTAAGTCCTTATAGGTGTACATCTTCTTATCGGTGTCTATGATGATGAAGTACCTCTGGATTAAGTCTTGAGCCATATAGAACTCATCTTCTTCTATCATGTTGATGGGCTTACCCAAGAAGAACTCCGATACTTTCTTTACCAACGATACAGGCGTGTTCTCGGAACTGAATACCAACCATCGGATGTCGTTGACTATAGATTGGAGGAGCATCATATACAAGGTTACGGATGTCTTCCCGACATTGGCGTGTCCAAGTATCACATTAAAGTTTCCTCGCTTGAAACGAAAGTGGGCATCCAAGTTCCATTGACCGAACTTTAGCCCTTCCTTGACTTTGCCGTTTCGCACATCATCAAGTTTACCGAACACATCGGCATAAGATATTTTTGACATAGAGTGTTTGAGTTAAAAAGGGAGGGCATTGCCCTCCCCTAATATACATCTTTAGAATGGTAAACCATCTTGGTCTACAGGTTGTGATTCCTCACGCCCTTGAAAGTGTTGCTGATGAGTTGCTTGGGCTTGGGCTGCGCCCTTCTTCATTACCCAATCAGCAAAGGTCTGTGCATTCGCAATGACTTGTTGAGGCGTACCTCCCAACTCGGCTGCTGCTTTTAATGCGGTTTGTCTAATAATGCTCTCATCCTTTGAGGTGGTTGATCCTCCAGAAGTGGTAGGTGCATTATTTGCATATTGAGGGTTAACAGGCTTTACCGTGTAGTAGGTCTTGCCATTGTACTCTCTTGGAATGTATTCGTAAGTAGCCTCTTGTCCTACTACGAACTTGTTTTGATTCGGGTCTTTGGAATTGTACTTACCATTATCTCCGTTCTCAAATGTTACATAGAACCCATAAAGTGTTCCATACTGCCCTTGATAAGGCTCTCCTGCGGACTTAATGTCCTTGACAATAGATGTTTTAGTCATCGTATTTAAATTTAGTTAATAGTTCAAAGTTAATTAAAATGTTCATTGCTCAAACATTGGATGTAATCTTTCTGCAATTGCTTGTACTACATCTACGGTTACTGCGTTGCCACATTGCTTGTAGCGTTGGGTGTTGCTCATCTCTTTGATTTCGCCATCGTAGATGCCTTTAGAGGTATGGTTATCTGGGAAACCTTGTAGCCTCTCGCATTCTATAGGTGTTAGTCTACGGATTCGGTAGTCCTGAACAAATTGGTCGGTGTTGCCACCTCCACCACTACCTGTATGGATAGTTCCTGCCTCATCTTTCAAGTGGCGATCCACAACCTTCCCTTTAGCATCTCTTGAGTATCCTATGATTTTGGGAGTGACTACCGCTTGTTCACATAAAGTATCAAGTGTTTGAGCTTGTTGCTTACCTACTCTTCCTCTTCTCGTTGTAGAGTTGATAGCCGTGAGGTTGATAGCATCTCCTTCAGTTGCTATATCGTAGCCTGTAGAAGTTGCTGACTTTACTTTAATATAGGTTTGGTCTCTTGCCATCTTTGCAGTAGCACTACTTATGGTTCTTGCGGATACACCTGAAAGCTCCTCTTTTCGGTATTGCTCTTTTTCATATGTGTTGAGTTCTGTAAGTAGTCTATCATTTTCTGTGATAGGAAATACTCCTCTCCAATCTCCTCTGGCTTCTGCAAGATGTCCGACAAGGTATATCCGCTCTCTATTTTGGGGTAGAAACCACGATGTATTAAGCAGTTGCCATTCAAGTCTATAGCCCCCAATGTCAACAAAGGCTTGGAGGATTGCCGCAAAGTCTGCCCCATCATTTGAGGAGAATGCTCCTTTAACATTTTCCCAAATAAAAACTCTTGGTCTACATTCTCCGATAAGCCGTATTGCTTCAGCGATAAGACTGCTTCGGTCTCCTGTGAGACCCCTGCGACTTCCAGCTTGGCTAAAGTCTTGGCAAGGACTTCCAAAGGTGATAAGGTCAATTCTTGGGAGGTCTCCTCCCCGAACATCTGTAACTGATCCAACATAGGTGCTATTCTTAAATTGATGTTTATATACTGCTATTGCGTGTTTGTCTACCTCACTAAAGTAAGAGGTGACTTCGTATCCTGCTCGTTCAAAGCCCAAGTGGAAACCACCAATACCAGAGAACAAATCAAGTTGGTTTATCTTCACTTAATACAGGATTTATGAGTTCAACTTCAACTTCACAATAATTCCTTTCAACATCCTTGTCATAGCGGATAGTGAGCTTGTGATAGTATTTAGGACTGTCATCAGGAATCCATCCGTTAGCAACGAGAGTATCAGCAACAAACTTTGAGACAAGTACATTATTGTCCACATCGGCACGAGTATTGTACCTAATACTGATAGTGCAGCCCTCTGCACAATGGTGGTCGTAACGAGCCAATTCTTCTTCAACGATTTTTTTATAGCCATCTTTAATTTTTTTACGATATGTCCAATGCTTACCTGCATATAGACTATTTAGACTTATAGTTTTTGGCAATTTCAGCAGAAGTCTCAAGGTATTGTTCATAAGCGATGTATTCTAATTCTTTCTCTAAATGGTCAATAGCCTTTTGGATATCCTGCTCAATAGGGTTGCCCTCTTTCTTACCTGCTCGTAGGAGATAAGCAATGGCTACACCCAAGTTGTAGTTATCTCTTTGAAAGTCCATACAGACATCAAAGGCTTCTATCTGCTTGTACTTACCTGAATAGTAACTTGGTGTCAACTTCCGTTTGATGGTACTTTGAGAGTTGGGCGGAGTTGCCCCTGTATTGTAACCGCCTGTCATCGTAGAATCCGAAGTGGAGGTAAAAGTGGTCTCGTAAGGTGATTT